TATATCGGTTCTACCGGCGGCACGCAAACCATGCCGTCAACGTGCTACACGATAGATGCTGAGGCCGAGCCAGCACGTATATATCAGGCGTATGGCGCGGATTGGCCTACCGACATCCGGGGGCATAAAGACGTTATCACGATAGAATATAACGTGGGCGTAACATCGGCCACGGCGGTAGGCGAGCCCATTAAGACTTGGATAAAATTAAGGGCGGGCGCCATGTACGAAAACCGTGAGGCGCTGATGGTGGGCACCGGCAATTTTGTTGAAGAGCTGCCGAGATCTTATGTGGACGGCTTGCTGGATGAGTTTTGCATTATAGAGGTGGGATAATGATTCTTAAAACGCTCTATCTTTTTGCGTATTGCTTACTCCTTTTCGTTGCAATCGCTTCTTTGTGGCGGATGGGCGTTTTATGAGAGCCGGCAAACTAAATAAACAAATAAGCATCCGCTATCCGGTCAGCACGGCCAGGAGCACCGACGGCGCCCCGATAATTACCGAGTCAACGTTGCTTATCAACATTTGGGCGCAGGTGGACCCGAAAACGGGTAGCGAAACATACAGGGACCGTAACCGCTGGGAGGTAGAAGAAACCGATTTTTTTATTCGGTACACAACCGAGATCACGCCGGAAATGTCGGTGCGTTACGACGGCAACGATTACGACATTAAAGCAGTTATCAATGTGGGTGAGCGCAACAGGGAGATTCAGCTAATTACAAAAAGGCATAGTTAATGGGCATCGAGGGTAAAATATACAGCGCATTATCCGCTTCGACGGCCTTAACTGCGCTGGTAAGCTTATCCATCTATCCGGATCACAGGTATCAGGGCGACGAGGTGCCGGCGGTTGTTTACTACCGGGCACCGGGCGGTGACAGAATAAACGATTTGCAGGGATACACCGGAAAAGAAAACCCAGTCATTGAGATAACAATTTACGCCGATGCGGTAGACGCGCGGCGCGAGGTTGCCGATGCTGTAATCAGCGCTATGGACGCGGCAACGGCCTTTAGCGCATTGCTGCCCAGTCCACCCTTTGACGATTACGACGACGAAACAAGAATTTACGAACGTACACTACAATTTAGCGTATGGCATTCGACATAAGGAGTATAAACTATGCTAACACTAGAAACTCAAGGAACCCGTTTTTTTGTGAGCGCAACGACCACACTTTCAACCGCCATTGAGATCTTAGGCGTTTTGAATTGGTCCGGGCTAGGTGGGACCGCGCCGGTCATCAACGTATCTGATTTGCAGTCAACCGCTCAGGAAAAGAAAATCGGCCTGCGCGACGGCGGCGAGCTTACGCTGGGCATTAATTATAATCCCAGCACGGCCATTTCACCAGGGCTGGAGGTATTGGAGGCGGACGCGGGCACCCGGGCGATGAAAAAATACTGCATTAAGTGGTCTACAGTCGACAGCACCGGACTCGGCAAGAAGTTTTTCGCCTATTGTGGCGGTGTTACCATCGACGGCTCTGAGGACGACGTTGTCAAGGGGTCTGTTCAGATCGTGCTCGCCGGCGGCGCGTCAAACACAACATTTGCAACGTGATTTAACCTTAACTAGCAAGGGGGATTTATGGACATTTTAGACCGGGCCGCGATACTGGCCGCCAGCGACCTTGAAATGAAAACCGTGCAAACGTCGGAATGGGGTGGCAACGTAGCTATAAGAACCTTTGACGGCGAAACTAGGCGGCGGCTACTAAAGCCGATAGAGGGCGGTGGGATGCCGGACGACTGGATGGAGCGCGTGGTTGTTGCTTCGGTGTGCGATAAGGAAGGCGGCCCGCTTTTTACCGGGGACGACATTAAGGCATTATCCAAAAAAAACGCGGTGGTTTTAGAACGAGTATTTGTAGCAGCAATCGAACTTAACGGCCTGTCAGAAAAGTCCGCTGAGAAAATCAAGGGGGAATCGAAGCCCACCCCGAAATAATGTTTTATTTCCGGCTCGCCCGGGAGCTGGGCTACACACTTGGCCGTCTATTGTCCGAAATTTCCAGCCGTGAAATTGCCGGCTGGATGGCCTTTTTAACACTAGAAGACGAGCAGCGGGAGCGCAAAAAACAGAAAGCAAACACGGCGGCCATGAGCGCACAGATTGACGCCCTGGGTCGGGCGGCTGAAAAAAAGAAAAAGGCAAAAGAAAAGTGGCAACGAAGGGCAGATTCCAAGTCAAGTGGTACGGTGTCGAGCTGATGAAGGATATGTCGATAATGACGCGGGTAGAAGAAAAAGCAACCGCCGAACGCGTTATGAGGCGAGTATTAAAAAAAGTCCCGGTAGGCGGAAGGACGCGGACTGCATCCGGCAAGGCATGGACCAGTAGATCGCCGGGCCGATTAAAGCGCAGTGTCCGAACCGGCAAATCGAAATTTAAGGACGGTGGCTTTTTGGTATTGGCCGGAGGTGAAATCCCTTATTACGCTTATTGGGTTGAGCGCGGGACTGTCTTTACTTATCAGCAGAGGTACGGACGCAAGGGCGAACAGTATATGAGAAGGGCAACGATGCTTGAAAAGGCGCGATTTATTAGAAACATGCGAAAACGCTTAGGAGTCTAATCTGTGGCAGCTAAAAAAGTAGGCAGTGTTTATACCGAGATCAGGGCGAGGCTCGATAAGTACGAGAAGGATCTTGCCAAGGCGCAGGGTATAACCAAGAAGGGCGCGACCAAAATCCAAAAGCGGATTAATAAGATCAGCTTTCGGAAAGCATCCCAGTCGATGGCAAACTTTTCGCGCATTTTTAATACCGCAGCTATCGCCATGGCCGGCGGCGGCGCTATCGGCAGCCTGATAAAAATCAGCACGGACTACGAGGACACAATTTTCAGGATGTCGCAAACCTTCCAGGGCGAAAGTGACGCCATGATAGCCAAGGCAAAAAGCATGGCCGCCCAGTTTAAATATTATTATGATTTTAATGACATTTCTTACGCCTTTACGAAAACCGCAGACTCAATGGAACGCTATGGAATCACAGGCGATAAATACATACAGCTCGTTGCAAGGGCCGCAGATGTAGGCGCTTCAAAAAACCTGGACCTAAAAGAGTCCATTGACCGTATTGAAAGTGCCATGAGAGGTGAAGCCGAGGCGTCGGAATATTTAGGCATTACTCTAAACGACACTTACTTGAAAAACATTGCTTTCAACGGGGCGCTCAAAGATACCTGGGAGAAAATGACCGACCTCCAAAAGACGCAGCACCGTTTCAACGAGTTGATGATTCAAACAGCCAAATACCAAGGAGCGGCGGAAAGGGCGGCGAACACGCTATCTGGCGCAATGAGTTCTTTGGGTAAAGCCATGAAAGACCGCCTGGCACCGTACCTCGAAGTCGTAAACGAAACGATTAAAAAAACAATACTGTATTTCAAGGGGCTGTGGGCGGTCGAGCAGATTACCAGCAAGCGTGACGTGCTCAAAAAGTACCAGGAAGAGCTTGTCGCTTCTTATGAAGAAACTCAAAAGAAAATTAAAGCGTTTACGAAGATGCAAGCTCAATTTCCAGACCCGGAGGGCAAGTTTGAGGGGGCCAGGACTGAAAAACTAGACAAAATGTTTCAACGGCTCGGTTTGCTTAGAAGAAAATTGGAGCTGGTTTCTGGTGAGATTATTGCAATCGAGAAAAAGGCGGCGGATGTCTTCGGCGGTGGAGCTGGTAGCGGTGGCGGACGGCAAGGGCTGGATTATTCGTTTTTGGATAAAACGGATACTGCCTATCGCATGTCGCGGGCCGGCGGCGTGGTTAGCCAAATGGGGTCCATAGAAGAGGCCTACCGCAGGGCTTCTGAACTTGGGCAGCGGCTTGCAGAAAAATCGCCGCTGGACTCATGGCAAGTAAAGGCTGAAAAGAGTTTTAAAACCGTTGCCGACGTTGCCAAGGATTCATTTGATACCGTTAGCCAGAGCGTTGACGCCATGGCGAATTCGATGAGTGACGCACTGGCAAACTTTGTCCTTACCGGCAAGATGAGCTTTAAGAGTTTTGCGGAGTCTATAATTGCGGACATAGTACGGATTCAGTCAAAAGCCTTGATTACAGGCTTGTTTTCCATGATCGGCGGAGCATCCGGGGGCGGTAGTGCCAGTGGCCCCACCGGAACAACCTCACTTGCAAGCGCCATATGGGCACCTCGCGCTTATGGTGGCCCAGTTTCAGCAGGGAAACCATATGTCGTTGGAGAAAAAGGGCCAGAGCTGTTTGTGCCCGGAAATAGCGGGGAAATCGTACCAGCAGCACCCGGAGGGGCAGCCGGCGGCGCAACCGTTAACAATTATTATTACATAACCGCCATGGACTCGCAAAGCGTTTTTGAAGCTGTCAAGCGATCCGGCGCGGTTCCTGCGATAGCCGCTGAAAACCTATCAGACAACGGCATGTTGAGACAGGCAATGATTGAGAATCTATAATGGCAATTTTCCCAGAATCTCTAATTCCGGCGCATCCGTTCGACATCGAACCGGAATGGAATACGCTTGTAAAGGATACGGATGGCGGAGCCGAGCAAAGGCGGCAGAAGTCGCTTTACCCGCGTTTTAACGTTCGCTTTCGGCTCAACGCATTAGAGTCCGCCGACGCTCAAACGATGTGGGATTTTTATATGGCCAGAAAGGGCCGCTTTGAAAGCTTTTATTTTTTCGATCCTGTGCCGAATATTTCCGGCATCGGCACAACTTCTTACGATGACCTATACATCGGCACCGGCGACGGCTCAACCGACATCTGGGACTTGCCCGGTAAGTCCACATCCAGCCAGGTGATCTACATCGACGGCGCAACGCAAACGCTTTCAACCGATTACGCGATACTAACCGGCGGCGGTGACGGCAGCGCCGACCGGGTGGACTTTGTTACAGCCCCGGCCCTGGGTGAAGCCATATCCTGTGACTTTACTGGCAAGCTGCGGATAAATTGCCGCTTTGCCCAGGACCGGCTATCACGCAGCTTGTTTATGACCGTGCTGTTTACTTTCGGGATCGAGCTGAAAGGGCTGGCTGGAAATTGAGATCCTTTGACGCCGACATAATAACCGCCCTGCAGGCGGTAGAGGCCAGGGCCTTTTGGCTGGTCGAATGTTATTTTGACGAGACGTATCGATTTACCGATTGTGATATCGACCTTGTTTACAACGACAACGTTTATCAATCCGACCAGGGCTTAAAAGTTAGCAATATCGTCCAGGGGTCCGGCTTTAGCGTTGATAAGGCGACCCTGGAATTTGGCAACGTCGGGCTCTGGATGTCGGCTATTGTGCTAAATGAGGACGTGGCAAATGATCGGGTAGTTGTAAGATATATTATGTACTCGGTGGAAGTCCCGGTCATGGCCGGCGGCGAAACCGCTGCTGGCATCGAGATCATATCCGGTGACGTGGCGCCACTCGACGGCGACATATCGCCTTTGGGCGGCGGCGAGTTTTACAGCCTGGTCGGGGAACCGCCGACGCTGTTTGACGGATTTGTCACAGATTGGAAATTGAATGAAAAAACCTCTGCTCTTAGCCTGTCAACAGAGTTTATGCTGTGGCGTAAAAAGGCGCTCAGGCTGCCCACGCCGTCCTGTCCCTGGAGCTTCGAGGGTGACGAGTGCGGGTATAGCGGCGGTGAAGATTGGTGTGACCAGAGCGTTGAGCGGTGCAAAGCGCTGTCTAATTATGACAGCTTCGGAGGTCGGCGGTACATAGCCGCAATCGAAGAAAAGAAATTGTGGTGGGGGATGAAAGGTTACAAGGGAGGTGTGGGATGAAAGAGAGACCGGCGAGAACACCGGAAGGGAGCGTGTGCTATACCGCTTATGATGGGGAATACAGAAAGTGGGACGGTAAGCAATGGGTTTTTTGCAAGAATCCATACCGCATCATAGAACGCCCCTGGCCGTTTAGTGACTTAGGCATTGAATGTCTTTACCGCGAGGAGTGGGAAACATTTGGATGAACCTATCCGCTATAACTAAAAAATATATCGGCCAACCCTTTCCGGCATATGGTTGTGTCGAGCTGGTTGTAGCTGTCATGGCCGACATGGGCCGCCCGCTGCCCGATAGCGTGGACGGCATCGATGCTTCCAACTACCGGGATCTGGTGGCGTCTGACATTAAAAAAGCACAGGTAACAATGTTAAGAGCATTCCGGCAGATCGGCAAACCGGCCAGCACAAAATACCCGGCGATTGGTGATTTGCTTGTAGTCATACAACCCGGATGCAAACTATTTCCAGCCGTGGCGGTGGGAGGCGGTATGGGCTTGGCGTCCTTTATCCGCACCGGAGTTAGTGTTTTTTCGCTGGATAAATATAACAGGGCTATCATGGCGAGGAGGGTAAAATGAAGGGATACCGGGGCCGGGACTTTCGCCCCGACTTGGGAAGTGATGACCAACCCTTTCCAGATTGATAATGACCAACAGGTCGATGGCGGCTAGCCGCCATGAATCCTATATCCTGGCGTTCTCTTTCTGGCGCCCGGTACAAGTTTTATTAATTTAGCATTTAAAATAACGAAAGTCAAGTGATGTCATGCCACAAATAGCAGGCGTAGCAGCAGCCACATACATGCCATACGTGATAGCCGCAGCATCCGCCGCCTATGGCGTCTATTCGTCTGTGACGGCGAAAAGTGCCAAGCCGACATCCGGCGCCGATCCGCTATCCGGCTATCAGATAAACACAAGATCAAGCCGCGAGCCGTTGCCGATACCCTATGGACTCAGCAGACCCGGAGTCAACAAAACTTTTCTGCACGTTAAAAATCCCTATTTACATATGATCTGCGAATTAGGCGAAGGGCCGATAAACGGCATCGTGCGCGAGGACGACACGGTCTATACCACTACCGGTACA